TAACGCTCATGCTGTTGCGCTTGGATCCGTTTAAACCTTCAAGCAATGCTTCTTTGGTCTCGCCCCAGCGGCTTTCTAATAGTTCTTGTGACATTTAAGTCTCCTATAAAATTTTATAACCCTGCCAGGCGTTTGAGGTCAATCACATTACTGCGGTCTTCCTGCTGACTACTTGGAACAGTTTTATCCCCAGTGGATATGGATACGTTTTCTGTGATCACTTTTGAGGCTTTCACAGAGCGGTCTTCCAACACAGCTGGTAGATACTTTTCGAAGGCGTTTTTCAAACGGGATGTTTGTACGCTTTCCAGCAAATTACGCATAACATCTTGTTTCTCTCGGTTGAGAGGAGCAAGCAACATTTCCATCGTGCTGTCACGCTCGTTGGATTCTTTGATTATACGTATTTCACGTTCTTTGGACTCGACAACGACTTTTGCTCGTTTGGCGAGTTTGATGGCTTCCGACAATTGATGTTCACGTTGTGCCAATGCTGAATACAACTTGCGAACTTCGGCTTTCTCATTGAGATGAGTAGCACCAAATTCACTTGCGTATGCTTCAAAGATACGACGTCCAAAATTGTTCTCTCGAGCAACCTTGATGTCTTCTTGCAATTGTGTAAGTTCAACCTTCAAATGACGGCTAACAGCCCGGCTCATCTTGTCAGCAGATTCTTTTACGAAACGTGCTTTGAGTGATTCAAGTTTACCACGTGCTTCGCGGACCAGGCGGACTTTTGTTTCCACTACGTCGCGCTTGTCAGCGGCAAATTCTTGAATCTCATGTGCCAATGCATGTACCATGAAGTTCTCGAGTTTCTCAAGTCCTTCACTGTGCATTTTACGATCTCTGCGCAATTCGCCAATTTCTTCTGCAAGTTTTGTCACCATGAAGCTGTTAAACTTTTGTGCTGACTCTTTGATCTTGTGTTGGAAACGGACGCGGTCCTCAGCAATAGTACGCTTTTCAGCTTGTACATTTGCGATTTCTGCGGTTAAACCGTCTGTTACCATTTTGTCTAAGGCTTCCACCATTACTGACTTGTCATGCTCATAGCGTTGCGCAAACTCTTCTCTGAGTTCTGCACGAGCCTGTTCACGAGCTTCACTTAGCTTGGCTTCCCAAGCTTCGGTGATCTCTGTACGAGTTTCCTCGGTGATCAGGTCACTATCTAGCAATGGTTTTAAACTATCTAACATTATTAGATTCTCCTTATATTTTGAGATCTCTGATGAGCTTTTTCACTTCATCACGGAGATATCTCTGCACTCTATTGTCCGTACCAGATTCTTTTGCTACTTCTAGCAATCTATGACCGTACTTCATGTTCATGAGACCTTCATATATTGCTTTGGGATAAGCGTTAGGGGCACTGGGTTGGGCAACTACATCTATTGTGACTATTTCAAAGTCACTAACATGTCCTGTTCTGTCGTCTACGTTGCCGCTTCCGCGGCTTGATACTCCGAGTTTAATTCCTGATGTGACTAATGTTTTAATCAATTCACCCATTGGAGTAGGGAGAATCTTTAATTTACCACATCCGGTATCACCTTCCATCCACATGCCTTCAACTGAGTGGCAAACTCGGTCTAGATTAATTTTGAGATCATCGGGATGATCTACTTCGCCTAGTACTGAATTGCCTTCTTTAATCTGTTGATTAATAGTGTTTACTGCTTTGCTGATTTCATGCATGGGGTAGACACGGTCATTTGCATTGCGTTTGTTGCCTTCAATGCAAATACCTTTCAAATAGAGATGCTTACCGTGGCCATCTGGTCCGGATTCTTCTAGAACCTGGATATTGGCCTGATTAAAAGTAAGTTGTTCTCTTAATGTTTTCATTTAATTAACTGCGAGCAACTGGGCTTTTGGTGTTAACACCGCTGGCTTGTCCCAAATGTGGCTTTTGTGCAGGCTTCAAATTTTGTGTGCCTTGAGCAGGTGTGTTGCCAACTTTGCCGATCAAGTCCTTGGTTGTAGGAGCTGGACGACCTTGAGCAGTGTCACCTGTGCTGTGTACTGGCTTGACTGTGTTGCCAATTGGGCCTTTTGCTCCGGCGTTTGCTGGTGCAATTGACTTCTTGTTAACACTGCCTTCTTCTGATGTCACTGGCTTTGGTGCCGCTTTTAATGTCACGTTTTCAAACATGCCCTGGCCTTCCATTTCGTCAGTGTCGTCCATCTCTATAGCATCGCCACCTTCTTCGGGACCAAAACCGTCGCCGTCGCCCATGTCGTCACCGCCCATCAAGCCTTCAAATTCGGCCATCAACTGGTCCAATTTGTCTTCAAGATTAAGAATGTCGTCTTTGGTTGCAGGCTCTGTTGCGCCACCCATGTCGTCGCCGTCGGCTGAAACATTGTCAACAAAATTGTCTTGGGCATCGCCACCAATTGGCTCGTCCCCAAAATCTTCTTCGCCTTCCATGCTCATGTCTTGCTCTTCGTCAGCTTCGATGTTGTCCATCATGCCTTCGTCGATGTCGTCTGTGTCATCTTCTTCGCCTTCAAAAGTTTTTTCTTCTTTTTCAGCGTCAGCCACAGCGTCATCTTCGGCCTCTTCTTCTTGCATTAAATTTTCATAAATCTCGCGGCTTTTCTCCACAACGATGTCATGGAAAAGTTCACGAGCTTTTGCGTCTTCGTCATTGATCACATATTCAATCAATTGTTCAAATCTGTTCATAAGGAAACTCCTATAGGTAAAGTGTGCTGTTATTTACACTATAGGAGAAAAAGTAGCTGTTTATGGGGCCAAAATGGCGATAAATTACACCGCAGGGGCTTCTGGTGCGGGTGCATATTGTTGACGCACTAGTTTGAGTTTTTCTTTGTATTCAACTGTGCGAACATCATTCATTTTGCGTAACTTGTTGAGTTGTCGCAAGGTCAAATGCGTTTTACGCATGTCGCCCAGTTGTGTTTGGCTGTTGTCTTGTGCAAGATCTTGATAGGCTTCAGGATCTTTGTGCCAAAATTCGTTTAGTATCATACGGATATTTATGCTGCCGGGGCGGCTCCTGCTCCGGCCGCACCGCCTGCTACTGTGGGTCCGGCTAAGCCAGGTGATACTTCGGGAGTACCTGCTCCAGCTGGTTCCATTTGGCCAATTTCTTCACCTGTGTCAATGTCAGTTTGCATACCGCCTGGGCTAATACCCACAGCACGTAGATCACTGCCAGCGACTTTGAGTTCAGGATCGTCACGCTCTTCACGCCACATGTCTTCGTTTTCTTTGATTTCGGCTTCTGTGAGTCCCAAGAAACGCTCAAGCAAGAAACGCTTGCTCATGTAAGGCAACGGTTCCAACTGCATAAACGCTTGAATGCGTGTGTTGTCCAGTTCGCTTTGACGATAACTGGCAAAGTTTTGCGGTGCATTAAAGCCAATACTAAACAAGCCCGAGTCTATGTTAAATCCACGCCACTTCAAGAACATCTTGAATTCATCGTCTAGTTTCTGTGCAATCAACGCTTGTAAACGTTCACAATACTGGTTGAATCTGTACTCTTGTATTAGTGCTGTGCCTACTTTTCCGTCGCTCATTGCACGATCTGAGTCGTCTGGACCAGTGGGCAAGTAACTGCTAGGCACACGTAAACCACGGGCCATTTTATTGTTAAAATATTTCAAGTCGTCAATTTCACCTAGGTTTGCGCCGCCTGGTAATGTGTCTACTGAGCTACCGCGGCCGTCTGCACCTTGGGGAAAGAAATAATCTTCGTTGATTGAATTTTTAACAAAGATACCACTATCAATTGCAAATGTATGGTAATCGTGCCATTTTTCATGACCATCAATGGTAATAGTACCAGTATCTCTGTTGGTCACTGTTTCAATTTTTACAATCTTATGATTAAAATTATCAATTTCTTTAACAAAAGTTTTCCAATTTTTATATCCATGCTGTACCAATAATCTATCTAACTTACTATAACCAAATTTGTTAAAATCAATCTTGCATTGAGCATTTTTATAATCAAGTCCAGTACTATTATAGTCTTTTACCAATTTAAGTAAGTTACTATCAGTGTCACATAATGCCAGTGCTTCGTTTTTATTGGTGATTCCGGATTTAACTTTATCCACAACTATTTGCAACATCTCAAATGTTAATTTTAACTCTTGATTTTTAATTTTAACTCTTGATTTTAAATTTAATTTACACTGCACTAAAACCGCAGGATTCTTTTCAAAATATGCTTTGCGAGCCGCACCCATTGTTTTTTTATACTTTGCTGCCACCAGTGGATCATTTTGTCTTGCCCATACAGATTTTTTTTGCGCAGCTCGTATGTTCCAAACCTTAATTAGTCGGTCTTCTTCTGACAGATTGGCCCAATTTTCTTTAAGAGTAGTTGAAATTTTACCAGTGATCATAGTTCTATAATCATCTGACATGGTTTCCCAGAAATCTTTTTTCTGTGAAGCATGGTATAGAATATGGTCTTCCTTATTCATATATGTCAGATTTCTAGGATCATTATTAAATCTGTCAGAATCTTTATGATGAATTACGGCCTTAGTCTTTGTGACATTTTCTTCTAGGTAGGTGAACTCTTGGTGCTTGCCTAATTTTCTAAAAAATTCACCTACTAATCTATGTGTCCACACCCAATTCTTGGATTCATGATCCCACACTTGCTCGTAGTCGTTGGTTTTCCCACCACTGATAGATTTTTTACGAGTATTAAATGCAATCAAACTATCTTCTGTTGTTAAATCTTTGGCCTCAACAAATCCTTTTCCGAATACTGGAATTTTGTGATCAGGCGTGCAAGTCAAAGTTTTTCCGTTGTCGAGCGTAATTTTTATAACTTCTGTATCTGTACGAGTTACGCCGGCCCAGTTAATTAATCCGGGTACTACCTTCCCGGATTCTGGATTGCAACTATATGCCCAGTTTTCTTTACCTGCATTGAATTCATTAATCAATTCTGACAATGCAAGCGTACGACCATCGAGCAACGGTATTTTTGTAGCTAAATCTAAACATAGTGGGTTATAGCTGGCATCCATCATGTTGGCACCGCCACCTGTTGTGGTAGGGATTCTGCGCTGATACATTTCGTTCTTCACACGTTCTACAAACTGCATGGCAAGGTGGCTGGGCATGTTGCCCACGTCAATTTTGAAGATTCTGCGCTCAGGAGCACGGCTCACACGATAGATAAGAATAGCATCTTCCAGCAATTCTTTTTGTTTGTAAACTTTGTAAATTTGTTCTAGTATGCTACGTCCAAAGGGCCAGAACACATCCAGGCCTTCGTTCAAACTGCAATGCACCACGTGCTTGGCATCAATTGTGGCTTCGTTCATGGCATGCATAAATCTGCTATTACCTGTGCCACCACCTCCGCCACCATTGGGCATGGTATAGTTTGAACTGCCGCTGACACTGCCTGTAACAGGGTTGGTCATGTAGTCTGTGGTAGTTTTGGCTGCCACAGTCATGTTCTGGAAATTGGGGTTGATATCACGAATCACATACTGTTCAGGTCTCTTGCCTTCTGATTCGTTCACAATGATACGCATGACCTTGCTCATGTCCACCCAGTACATTTCAAATGTTTCTGG